AGTAAGATCACTCGTAAGAACATGGACGAGGAAAAGGATGATGAGATTGAAGGGCTTGACACAACCATTGACTGGAAGAACACGGATGACAACAGCTATGACGGTGAAAAGCTTTTACTTCTTGTACATGACGAGAGTGGTAAGTGGTTGAAGCCAAATAATATTCAGACTAACTGGCGTGTAACTAAGACATGTCTAAGACTGGGTAGTAAGATTATAGGTAAGTGTATGATGGGATCCACATCCAACGCACTCTCAAAGGGTGGTGAGCAGTTCAAGAGATTATACATGGATAGCGATCCATCCGTAAGGTCTGCAAACGGACAGACAAGGAGTGGGTTGTATTCATTGTTTATACCGATGGAGTGGAATTATGAGGGCTATATCGATCAGTATGGATGGCCTGTGTTTGAGGATCCATCTAAGCCAGTTGTAGGTGTAGATGGCGAGATGATAGATGACGGTGTTATAACGTATTGGAATAATGAGGTTGAGGCACTTAAGTCAGATCCAGATGCATTGAACGAGTACTACAGGCAGTTTCCTAGGACTGAATCTCACGCATTTAGGGATGAGTCTAGACAGTCTATATTTAACCTCACAAAGATATATCAGCAGATCGATTACAACGACTCATTGATAAAGGACAGAGTTTTAACACGAGGATACTTTCATTGGAAGAATGGAGAGAAGGATACAACGGTTATATGGACCCCTGACAAAAAAGGCAGGTTTGTTGTATCATGGGTTCCGAGCTTTGAGCATAGAAATAATGTTATAAACAGAGGTGGTGTTAAGTATCCTGGAAACGAACACATGGGATCCTTTGGATGTGACCCGTATGATATATCTGGTGTTGTTGGAGGTAGTGGATCTAACGGTGCACTGCACGGTCTTACTAAGTTTCATATGGAAGACGCTCCGTCTAATGAGTTCTTTCTTGAATACATAGCCAGACCAAAAACGGCAGAGATATTCTTTGAGGATGTACTCATGGCGTGTGTATTTTATGGTATGCCTATACTTGCGGAAAACAACAAGGCTAGACTTCTTTACCATTTTAAGAACAGAGGATACAGAGGATTTTCAATGAACAGGCCAGACAAGAACAAGAAGAGGCTATCTAAGACAGAATTAGAGCTTGGGGGTATACCTAACACCAGCGAGGATGTAAAACAAGCTCACGCATCAGCTATTGAATCCTACATAGAACAGTACGTAGGGTTTGACTCTGAGGGTACATATAGAGATATGGGTAATATAGGTAGTATGTATCTCACTAGAACTCTTGAAGACTGGGCAAAGTTTGAGATAAATAACAGAACAAAATACGATGCCTCTATTAGCTCAGGTCTTGCCATAATGGCAAATAAGAAGTATATTTCTAATATACAGAAAAAAGAATCAAAAATAAGTATTAAATTTGTAAAATACGATAATCGTGGTAATAGAAGCGAAATAATAAAATAATGGAGAAACCCTCAGTAATAATTAATCAATTACCCTTCCCGAATCAGATGGCCTCTGACGAAGAAAAATCTTCAGAGAAGTATGGGCTAAGTGTAGCAAAAGCTATAGAGGGTGAGTGGTTTAAAAGAAAAGGAAATTCTTGTAGGTTTTACGATCAATGGGGAGAGTACCACAGATTAAGGCTTTATGCCAGAGGCGAGCAGCCAATGCAGAAGTACAAGGATGAGTTAGCCATAAATGGCGATATGTCTATGTTAAACCTAGACTGGACTCCTATTCCTATCATACCTAAATTTGTAGATATAGTTGTTAACGGAATGAATGACAGGCTTTACAAGGTTAAGGCCGAAGCTCAGGATGTAATGTCTGCAGAAAAAAAGAATCAGTTTCAGGAGTCTATAGAGAAGGACATGGTTTCCAAGGACTTCTTAGAAATGACAAAGCAGGAGTTTGGCATTAATGCATTTAACATGGATCCTAACGAACTGCCAGCTGATGATCAGGAGTTGTCATTGTATATGCAGATAAACTACAAGCCTGGTATAGAGATAGCTGAGGAGGTTGCAATAGACACCATACTTAAGATGAACAAGTTTGACGAGGTTAAAAAGAACTTCGACTACGATGTAACAACCATAGGTATAGGTTGCATGAAGCATAATTTCATGGTAAATGATGGTGTGAATGTAGAGTATGTTGATCCAGCAAACTGGATACATAGCTACACTGAAAAGGAGGACTTCTCAGATTGCTATTACTTCGGTGAGGTAAAGCAGGTTCATTATACAGAGCTTTTAAAAATAAATCCAGACCTTACCGACGAGCAGCTTACAGAGATAAAGAACTCTAGTTCTGCATATAACAATTACTTCCCTATAATTAGAAATTATCAGGACGATGCTTTCCTGAATGAGGTAGTTACACTGATGTACTTTAATTATAAGACGAGTAAAAGATTTGTCTGGAAGAAAAAAATATTAGATAATGGTGGAGAGCGAGTTATTAGAAAGGGAGACACGTTTAATCCTCCGACAGGAGATGGTATTCCTTTTGAAATAATCGAGGCACCAAGAGAGGTTTGGTATGACGGAATACTTGTGGGTGGTTCTAACATACTACTAAAGTGGGAGATGGCTAGAAACATGGTAAGACCAAAGTCAGCCTCTCAGAGTGCGATGCCAAACTATGTGGCTCACGCACCAAGACTATATAAAGGTAATATAGAGTCATTAGTTAGAAGAATGATTCCATTTGCAGATCAGATTCAACTGACACACTTAAAGTTACAGCAGGTGATGTCAAGGGTTGTACCTGACGGTGTATTTATAGATGCAGATGGAATTAATGAGGTAGACCTAGGCACAGGTGCCGCATATAATCCTGAGGATGCACTAAAACTATACTTTCAGACAGGTAGCGTCATTGGTAGGAGCTATACACAGGAGGGAGACTTTAACAATGCACGAGTTCCAATACAGGAACTAAACTCAAACAGTGGGCAGTCTAAGATGTCTGCACTTATTGCAAACTATAACCACTACCTAAACATGATCAGAGATGTGACGGGTATAAACTCTGCAAGGGATGGATCAAGTCCTAACCCTGACGCACTTGTGGGTGTACAGAAGTTGGCTGCATTGAGCTCCAACACTGCCACAAGACACATACTAAACGCAGGTCTTTATGCAACAAGAAGACTTGCCGAGTGTATATCATTGAGGGTTGGAGATATACTTGAGTATGCAGACTTTAGAGAGGAGTTCGCTATGCAGATAGGAAAGTATAATGTCGCTATACTTGACGAGATCAAAGACTTGTACCTGTATGACTTTGGAATATTTATAGAGGTCGCTCCAGACGAGGAGGAAAAACAGATGCTTGAAGCAAATATAAATGTGGCACTTCAGCAGAAGACTATAGATCTTGAGGATGCAATAGATATCAGGGGGATGAATAATATAAAGCTGGCAAATGAGATGCTTAAGGTGAAGAGACGTAGGCGTATGGAAGAGATGCAGAAGCAGGCTCAACAGCAGCAGCAGATGAAGTTGCAGTCAGACCTTCAGACTCAGCAGTCGGCTGCACAGCAGAAAGCACAGCTTATACAACTTGATGCTCAGGCAAAGACACAAGTAAAAGAAGCAGAGGCACAGTTTGAGATTCAAAAGATGAATGCAGAGGTTGAGGCAAAAAAATATCTGATGGATTTAGAGTTTCAGTATAACATGCAGCTTAAGGGTATAGAGGCAGAGTCATTGATGGGTAGAGAGGATAAAAGAGAGAAGGCGAAGTCTGAAAGAATAAGTCAACAAAATACTGAGCAGTCTAAGCTTATAAATCAAAGAAAGAACAACCTGCCACCTCAGAACTTTGAAAGTACAGAGGACACTCTGGATGGTTTTGGATTAGAATCATTTGGTCCTAAATAAGATATAAAAATATTAATTAACTTTGTGGGTAAATAAAATTTAATAAAATGGCAGAAGAATTTAAAGTAAGAGCCGTTGACTTTGAAGAGAAGTCGGCACAAGAGATCGAGAGAGATCTTTTAGCCAAGGCAGAGGATGAAAATAAACAGGCTGAAGTAGCTACTGAAAACACTGATATTGTAGACACTACAGAAGCACAACAAGATACTGAGCCGAAAGGCGAAGCACAAGATCCGTCCTTGAATGACGGTGACGTTCTTTCATATATTGGTAAGAGGTACGACAGGGAGATAAATTCTTTGGACGAGTTGTTCGAGCAGCGTAATGCTAACGAGGAGCTACCAGAGGATGTGTCGGCATTCCTGAAGTACAAGAAAGAAACAGGTCGAGGTATCGGAGACTTTGTTAAGATCAATAAAGATTATGACACTGTTAACGACGACCAGCTACTACTTGACTACTACTTAGAGCAAAACAAAGGTTTAGATCGTGAAGATGTAAGCTTTGAGATAGAGGACAAGTTTTCTTATGATGAGGATCTCGATGACGAAAGAGATGTCAAGTCCAAGAAGGTGGCGAAGAAGAAAGAGCTTGTTAAAGCTAGAGATTACTTCAACTCTTTAAAAGAACAGTACAAGGTTCCACTTGAGTCAAGGGATTCCTTTGTTCCAGACGAAGAGAAGGAGGAGTTTAATAGCTACAAGAAAACAAAAGAGCAGCGATTGCAAAACGATAAGACGCTTGCTGAGAGGGCTAAAAAATTTACAAGTAAGACAAGTGAATTGTTTTCTGAGAACTTCGAAGGTTTCGGGTTCAACGTATCAGAAGATAACAAGGTTGTCTATAAGCCAGCTGATAGCAAGACCTTGCTCAACGAGCAGTCTGACCTTAATAACTTTGTTAATAAGTTTACAGGTGAGGACGGATCGATTGAGGACTATGAGGGATTCCATCGTTCTATAGCCGTGGCTTCAAACCCTGAGAAGTTTGCCAAGTACTTTTACGATAAAGGTATGGCAGATGCGGTAGGCGATGTGGCTAAAGAGTCTAAAAACATTGACATGACTCGTCAGTCCACAAAGGTTACCCCTAAGGAGGGTGTGCAGGTCAGGTCTATAGACGCAAGTCGAGGCAATAGATTAATTATTAAAAAACGTAAAAACTAAAAACTAAAAAAAATGGCTGGATCATTACAGGCCACTCCAGGTGTAGCAATTACACCGAGTTCGGTCAAGGCAACATTGCCTACAAATTACATCACCAATTTCGACTTCTTAACACAGTATCTTCCAGATACTTACGAAGCTGAATTTGAGCGATATGGAAACAGATCAATCTCATCATTCTTGAGAATGGTCGGTGCAGAACTTCCTACTAACTCTGACTTAATTAAGTGGGCAGAGCAAGGACGTTTACATACAAAATACCAAGCAATGGTAGCAAGTGCATACGCTGCTGGTGCTGAAACATTCACTATGGCAGGTGCTCCTGCAACAGGAATGGTATTTAGAGTTAATCAAACAGTATTTTTATCATCCGATCAAGCTGCAGCTGAGTCTGCTAAGGGTGTTATTACAGCTGTTACTGCTAACTCTTTCACTGTAGCATACTATGTAGATACTGCTGCAAGTCCTTTTACAGGTGCAACAACTACTGTTACTGCATTTGTTTATGGATCTGAGTTTAAGAAAGGATCTGCAGGTATGGACGGATCGTTAGAGGCTGAAGATTCAATCTTCTCTTGCAAGCCAATCATCATCAAGGACAACTACGAGGTGTCTGGATCTGATATGGCTCAAGTTGGATGGGTTGAGGTTACAACTGAAAACGGAGCGACAGGATACCTATGGTACTTGAAGTCTGAGCATGAGACTCGTCTACGATTTGACGATTACTTAGAGATGGCTATGGTTGAAGGTGTTCCTGCAGAAGGTACATCTGCTGCTGAAGCTTTCTTATCTACAAATGTAGGTGCTGCTGGAGTAGATGCTGGAAACGCAGGTACTGAGGGTATGTTTGACACTATCGAGAATAGAGGTAACGTATGGTCAGGTGGTAACCCAGCTGCATTGGCAGACTTTGATACAATCGTACAACGTCTTGACAAGCAGGGTGCTATCGCTGAGAACGTATTGTTCTTAAACCGTCAGTTCTCTTTCGATATTGACGACATGTTAGCAGCTCAAAACTCTTACGGAGCAGGTGGTACATCTTACGGATTGTTTGACAATTCTGAAGAGATGGCACTTAACCTTGGATTCTCTGGATTCAAGAGAGGTTATGAGTTCTACAAGACTGACTGGAAATACTTAAACGATGCTACGCTTCGTGGAGGTTTGACAGGAGGTGCTATTAATGGTGTACTTGTACCAGCTGGTACTACATCAGTGTACGATCAAGTTCTTGGTAAGAACGCTAAACGTCCATTCTTACATGTACGTTACAGAGCTTCTGAGGCTGAGGATCGTCGATACAAAACTTGGATGACAGGTTCTGCAGGTGGAGCTATGAGTAGCGACATCGATAAGATGCAGGTTAACTTCTTGTCAGAAAGAGCACTTTGTGTTATGGGAGCTAATAACTTCGTATTGTTCAAAGGATAATACAGGACTATTTATATACCAGGGGTTTCGGCCCCTGGTTTTTATTGTAAAAATTAAATTAAAATAAAATGAAAAAGAAAAAATCAATACTCGAACCTAAGGACAGAGTATACCTATTAAAGGGAAACAAAGAACCTCTTGCCTACTTCATAGCGTCAAGAGATACACCAAGAAACAGACTGCTTTACTACGACGAGGAGAACAACATAAATAGACCTCTTCGATACGCACGTAATGCAAACTCACCATTTCAGGATGAGCAGGATAGCAATGTTATTTTAGAGCCAATAGTTTTTGAGGATGGGATATTAAGAGTTCCAAAGACAAACCCAGTGCTTCAGGAGTTCTTACACTACCACCCAAATAACGGTGCAGAGTTTTATGAGTTTGACGAGGAGAAGGATGCTCAGGATGATGTTGACTTCATGTATAATGAGCTTGATGCTCAGGTTGCAGCTAGAGATTTAGACTGGACTACAATGGAGGCCGTAGCGAATGTGCTTCTAGGAGGAAGGGTATCCTCTATGGCTGTGGCTGAGGTCAAGAGAGATATGATGCTTTACGCAAAGAGATATCCTCAGGACTTCATGGAGGCGGTTAACGATCCATCTCTACGTGTGAACAACATAGCGGCCAGAGCTTTATCTGACGGCTATCTGTCATTCAGAAACAACAAGAAGGAGATATTTTATAATCTTAAGGAGAACAAGAAGAAGTTGATGACCATACCATTCGGAGAGGATCCGTTGTATACATTGTCATCTTACCTGCAGTCTAATGATGGGCTGGAGTTGTTCAAGTTCCTGGATGAAAAGATATCTGAGAATTAGTATATTTGTGGTATTATTAACCCATTAATTTTTAACAATGGCAAAGTTTTTATCTATTCCTGTAACAAATGAAGGAAATCAATTAGTTTCTGCTGATAATATTAAGATCATCAAGCAGGCATCTGCAACCACAGTAACAGTAGTTTACGGTGGAGCTGCATCTCAAGATGTTTTAACAATCACTCATGCACCACTTGCTGATGATAGAAGTGAAGATATGAGAGACGTTATTCAGAATGCAGTTATTGATGCACATAAGTCTTTATGGCATAATGTTGTAACAAATGTAGTGCCTTCAAATGTAGTAAGCGGAATCGACATTAGGTAAGAGTAATATCACGTAATTCATTAAAGGCACTTTTTAATCGAAGTGCCTTTTTTTATTTATCTTTGTTAAAACTAGATAGATGATCAATCAAGTAAGAAATACCGTACTGTCTATAATCAGCAAGGAGAACAGGGGATACATAACTCCGTTTGAGTTCAACCTGTTTGCAAAGCAGGCACAGCTTGAGGTGTTCGAGCAGTACATATACTCGTACAGCACGTCAATAGTCAAACAGAACGCAAGACTTCATGGCGAAGGATACTCAGACATACCAAAAAAAATAGCGGACGTTATAGATACTTTTTATAAGGTTTCTACACTGACATACGCAACTTCAAAGTTTACACCACCTACAGACTACTACTTTGTGGACAAGCTTATATACAACACCTCTGTCGAGGTTGAGAAGGTGAGTCATAACAAGGTACTTAAGCTTACGTCTTCAAACTTAACGGCACCTACTGTGGCATACCCAGTATACACACTTGACGAGACAGGATTTATAGTGTACCCAACAACGATAACATCAAACGTAAACATGGGATACATAAGGTACCCAGTGGACCCAAAGTGGACATATATAGCGACAAGTGCATCAGACGCAGATCCACTCTTTAATGAATCAGCTGCAGACTACCAAGACTTTGAGCTTCCTAAGAGTGACTTCGTGAACCTGGTATTAAAGATACTTCAGTACTCTGGTGTTTCAATTAGAGAGGCAGAGGTTGTTCAGGCTGCTAAGTCTGAAGAACTTCAGGACGCACAACAAAAACAATAGATATGACATATATAACTAACTATCAATACTACACAAATGGAGGTGTCATACCTACAGATGTAAATCATGGAGAATACCAGTACGTATCCTTGGCTGACATCGTAAACAACTTTATGCTTATGTATGTGGGCAACGATAAGCTTGTAAACAATGTAGATAGATATGCAATTCTATTTCATGCCAAGAGAGCGATACAGGAGCTTAATTATGACGCACTTAGAAATATAAAAGTAATAGAGCAGGAGATGGGAGATCAGCTCAAGATGGTCATGCCTCCTGACTACGTAAATTATGTACGTATATCAGTGCTAAGTGGAAACGTACTATTTCCGTTGACAGAAAACAGACAGCCTATCTCTGCTGTGGGATATCTTCAGGATAATAACCTAGATATACTATTTGATCAGACGGGAGAAATTCTCACGGGAGATTCAAGGGTAGACATACTAAGGCAGGAGAAGACTCTATATATGGGAGGCGGTGCATACAACGGATGCCATGGATATAACTACAACGGTGACTGGTACTTTGGTTACAGGATGGGTGGTAGATATGGACTAGACACTGCAGAGGCAAACAACAACCCAAGGTTCTCAATAAACAAGGCGTCTGGTGTCATAGACTTCTCTTCAGGTATAGAGAACAAGCATATAGTTCTTGAGTACGTGTCTGACGGCATGGAGAACGGAGACGACAGTAAGATTACCATCAATAAGATGGCTGAGGAATATCTGTATAACTACATAAAGTTCGCCCTACTAAACAACAAGACAGGCGTTCAGGAGTACATCGTAAACAGAGCCAGAAAGGATAAGACGGCCACTCTAAGAAATGCAAAGATTAGACTAAGTAATCTACATCCATCCAGGCTATTAATGAGCCTTAGAGGTAGAGATAAATGGATTAAGTAAGTATGGAATTAAAGAAGACATTCCTGGGAGGGAAGATGAACAAGGATCTTGATCAAAGACTTCTGTCTGGAGGTCAGTATGCGGATGCTTTAAACATAACCATAGACACGTCTGAGGGATCCAACATTGGATCTGTGTCTAACTCGTTAGGTAACAGAATAGCGGGAGATATATCTTCAGTTTTATCTGGATATGTACCAGCAATAGACACGACAAACGCCAGAACTATAGGTGCAATAGCATACGAGCCATTGAACCTTATATACTGGTTTGTCTCATCTGATGAGTACGATGCTATATTTGAGTACAACCAGATAGATAATACAACGTCACAGGTGATTATCTCCACAAAAAGTGTAGGTAACCCTAGTCAGTTAAACTTTAATCAGCAGTACCTAATAACAGGCGTAAACTATCTACCAGGTCATAAGGAATCTGGAGCACTTTTATTTTGGACAGATAACCTTAATCCTCCAAGAAAAATAAACATTGCAAGGGCTAAATCATACTCAGTGGATGACAGTCGGATTGACAATGATATAGACGTGATAATTCGACCACCATTAAAGGCACCAGTCATATATCCAAACAAAGGAATAAGTCAATCCAATAATATGGAAGAGAGGTTTCTTTACTTTGCTTACAGGTATAAATACGTAGACAACGAGTACAGCTCAATATCACCGTATTCAGGTGTTGCATTTAAACCTGGAGAGTATAGAGTAGATCCGTTTGATGGTGACAATACCGCTATGGTTAATGAGTATAATGAGTGTAGGATTGTATTTGAAACTGGAAATGAGTTTGTTCAAGAGATACAACTACTTGCGTATGACACACGAAGTCTTAATGTAAAGATAGTAAAGTCTATAGACAAGGAGGAGGATCAGCTTGAAGATAATGCCGTGGGAAGCTATACATTTAACAATAACAAGATATATGCACCTCTTGCAGCGGATCAGGTGACTAGACTGTTTGACAATGTGCCTCTTCTGGCTAAGTCTCAAGAGATAATAGGAAACAGATTGATATATGGTAATTATACTCAGTTCCAAGATGTTGATGAGGTTTTATTTAACGTCACATACTCATCTACAGACACCGCCAAAGGCGAACCTATAAGTACATTTAGAACAGATAGAGATTACGAGGTTGGGATTATATATGGAGATGATTACGGACGTATGACTACGGCATTGATAAGTAATAATAACTCGGTATATATACCTCCTAATGTTTCTGATAAGGGGAATAGTATAAAGGTAAGAATAAAAAATACAGCTCCTGTTTGGGCTACAAATTATAGATTAGTAGTAAAACAATCTAAGAAGGAATACTATAATATTTTTCCATTATGGTATTATGCAGATGGTCCATTTAGATACTTTAGAATAAACGAATTTGATAGAGATAAGTTTAAGGTTGGGGAATATGTTATATTCAAATCTTCAGGCCTGGGACCTACCTACTCTGACAAGGAGTATAAGATACTTGAATTTGAATTAAAGACAGATCAATTTGAGGATATACCACTAGCTGAAGCAGGGCTTTATTTTAAAATAAAGGTAGACTCAAGCAGTATGTTTGCAGAAGATGACAAGTTTAAGGCGATCTGGGATGGTATGGGAACCAGTGCACCTTTAGTTGAAGGCTTTGCATCTCCTATTGAAGCAGAGCAAGAAAACCCTCATTTGAAATACAAAAGACTTCCTGTCGCTATATCTGAGAATAGTTATATTGACCCTCACACTCCTTATTATGGGTCAAACGATGCCAACTCTATGTCGGTATCAGACGCTCAGTTTATTCCAGAGTCAGAATTACCAGGCTCGTCAGCTACATGGGCATCTGGTCTCGGAGACATAAGGCTCACTGTAGAGATAGATAGCGTGACAGAAAATGGCGTTACATTCAAATACACAAAAGATATAGATGAAGGTATATATATAGAAGAAAACGTATCTATATCTAGTCCTTATTTTCTTATGTCTCCTACACCATCACCTGCACTCGTACCGATTTGCAGAGTTACCTTTAACGAAAACTCAGCATATAGCGTGGGTGATAAATGGAAAATTATTTGCAGAAGCAATCATAACGATTTTGATATAGGGTCTAATTATTTTCAAGGGGCTGAGGAAGACGCTGGTACGGTCCCTACATTTTTAACTTTCATAGATAATGTGGGTGACGGAAACTACGGTGGCGGTGCTGTTGGAATTGTAAATACACAAAGTACAGATCCAAACATTAACAAGGAGTTAGCGATACAGCCTTTGGCTAAAATTACAATTCATATTAAAGGAGATGCAAATGGATCAGGTCAAAATTCAGTTACTACACCGCAAAACCCACAAGAATTTATTTCAGATGCATACTACGATAATATTGAGGAATGGTTTGTAGAGTCTGGAACATATAAAGATTTTGTTCAGATAGACAGAGACGGTAATGATGTAGGTGCTAAAGGAGTGTGCTTTAGAAGGGCTAGGTATGCAGTACTTGGAAACCCTGGAGTAACTCAGGAAGATGCTGACTTAACACAAGGTAGAAGTGATTTTGCTGACATCACACAGTACTCAACTCAAACTTCGACACTTCCACCTGAGGACTATCCTGTCAGGATGATTATAAAAGGATTTGGGAAAAGTGCAAATCTCACCGATGGAGATGCTCCTTATAGAAATCGCATTCTCGTGAGGTTTATGATACAGCAACTAGATAATCCATTGGTTTGTGAGACAGACCCAATAGATAAGGATGTAGAGATATATCACGAGATAACAGACTCCAAAGATATAGTAAACAATCTTCATCAGGTGGGTTGGAAGTATGCCGATTTTACACATGCCAACACTGTATTTCCAGATATCACATCTATAGTTGGTAAGACAGTACTAGGCCCATCATACACAGGACAGGTATCTGTTCCTAATCCTGCAAGTACAGACAAGCCTCATAATTTTTCAGTAGGTCAGAGGGTGTATGTATATGGAGGTACATCAAATGTAACTGATGGATACTACACTATCACATACATACCAAACCAGTACTCCATAGTTATAGATCTATCATGGCCTGGGAATGGATCTCCAGATACTAATCAACGTGTATATCATCAGGATTGGGAGTCAGATCAGTCTATCACTCAGGCGGCTACCATTGAGATAAATCAAACCTCAGCACTTAATAGTCAATTTAACGCATTTTCATTTGGTAATGGTGTGGAGTCTGACAGGATAAAAGATGACTTTAACGCTGCTTCCATGAAGTTTAGCCCTAGGATTACAAGCATCATAGAGGACTACGAGAATGAGCGTAAAGAGGCCTCATTAACATACAGCGGTGTGTTTAGAGGAGATACATCCATAAATAGATTAAACGAGTTTAACCTTTCACTGGCAAACTTCAAGGATCTTGATAGAGAATTTGGTGCTATTGAAAAGCTGTATGCCAGAGATACTGACGTATTCGTACTTCATCAAGACAAAATAAACAAGGTTCTTTACGGAAAGAACGTGTTATTTGACGCAGTCGGAGGCGGTCAGGTTGCATCGATACCTGAGGTATTAGGAAACGAGATGCCTTTTCCTGTAGAGTATGGAATCAGTAATAACCCTGAAAGTTTTGCAACAAATGCTGGAGATATGTATTTCACAGATGCAAGAAGAGGTGCTGTTATAGGTATAGATAGGGGTGCTGTGAATGAAATATCTTCTATGGGAATGACTGATTACTTCAGGGATGAGCTGAAGGATAATCCAAACAAGCAGAAGTTGGGAGGTTTTGATCCTTACTCTAATAGGTATACATTAGCAATTGAAAACAACAAAAGAGTAACTCCATGCTTTTTAAGATTAAGACCATCGTCAAGTACATTTTCTAATAACACAGGCGGTGTTTCTCTGTTTATATTTAATATAGAAACATTTTTGTCTTGGTCTATATCATTAGTAGACACTGGATTTGGAACATCTTGGGTAAATGCATCTGCATCATCTGGATACGGTGCACAAAATATATACGCAAATATTGCAAATAATTTCACAGGTTCCACAAGAACTGTTAATTTTGTTATAACATATTGCACTAGCTTTACAGAGACATTTACCCTTACGCAGGCTAAAGGATCTTCAGGAACTGTTGTGCCGTTTATAGTAAATAAACCAGAAGATAAAAAATGAAACTAAATCAATCTTATCAATACACAGGAAGCAATGAGTTTACGTTTAATAATGTACTCCTAGGAGCAACAGGTATAGCGTTATTTGATACCAAGACAGGTATTGGTGGTATAGATTTTATACCTAATCACGGGGCTACTGTTACATTAAAAGCAGGTGACCCATCTACAGAGTACTTTGATTTTTCTCCAAGTCTTAATAATAAGATATACTACCTGGTTACAAATCAGGAATACTCTGATTCAGATAAAGCAACCATAAAATCTCTAGGTACAGCAGTAAGTGTTCATTTTAATGGCACATCTTATCAGGGTGATTTTGTTTTTCAAAACCCGAATGATTTTGAATTTCTTTATCTAATGTGGGACTATGAAGACTCCGTAGGAACAGGAACTGCATCTTTTAAAGGTATAGCTAAATCTAGATCTATAAAACTTGACCTTGGAAGCGACATAGGAGTTGCTGGTATCGATTATCAGGCTATAGATTTACCCGTCAGGTTTCAGATACAAAATAATAATACCATTATAGAGGACTCTGGATATGTAGGTCTAAATTCTCTTGCTAACTACAACGCCTTGATTGCTGCAGGTGTTATTGCTAGTGATATAAAACTACAGAGTCCGTATGATGGTACGGTTAATAATGGAACAGGTTCATTAAGGTTTGACAAGATTACATCTTCAGATGATTCAAGGGTTGTAGTTGATTCACCGATAGCTAATTCTGTATGGATAGTTAATCGAGTTATGCCTAGCCTAACGTCATTTTATATTGATACAACTAATGGGACAGAAGCAAATGTATGTACACAGTGCCCTGTGACAAACTACTATCACAATGGTACATCTGCACTTCCTGAGCCAGGTGATAGAGTATATACAAACTCTACAGGATCTTCAACTTATAATGGAGGTAATGCTCTTCATATGATAGACACGTTAGTATGTACGGTGCCTAGCTCTACAGGTAAGAGCTATGTAAGTATAGACTCAGCAGGTAACGTACTTACAAAAGATCCATGCGATTGTCCTGAGTTTGCTGTTCCTTTTATATATCAAGAGGATATGGTTTTTAGCTCCTTAATTGATATTAACATACCTATGAGTGTTCATGGTAACCCTAGTTCATTCACACTTGTTACAACATGCGTTCAGTATTCGATACAAGGAGGATTAGAATCAACACTGTTTACATTTACAGACTGTGAATCAAATGCTAAAACTATAACTGTTGGATTCGGTTCTAACGCTATAGTTTGTGCGACTACAGTTCCTTCGATTGTACGTGGCGATGGTAGTGTTACAAGTATGGGCAAATGTATAAGTCATATATTCCCACAAGGTCTTTTCTTTGATGAATTTAATGGTGCCGTAACAGGAAGGTCTGTGAAAGAGTTATCATTCTCTTTCACAATCAACGCAACTAATTGCTTTGGAACAAGTGCTAATAAGACTATAAATGTGGATGTAATATCCTCATCAGACAGGAAGCCATTCCTTATGGACATTACAAACTTTACAACCGAGTCTTCAAATGCATGCAGCATAACGCCTGCATCAAGCATATCATTTACTAGGATGTACTTCGATGGACCTAATCCTGTACCAACCCTTAGAGACAGAGTGTTTGACTACAGCGATCAGAATGGATTCATACCATTCACTGGTGGAGACAAGTGGTACTTCGTTGATAACTCTCAGCAGGTAATCAGGATAGATGACAATGGATATGTTTCAGACGTTTATGCATGTCCTGGTACAACTACGACAACTACCACTACTACGACAACTACAATACCAGCTGTAGGTAATTACTATACGGCTAAACTTTGTGCTGAACCCACAACCGTAGTTACCCTTTTAGATGCAACATCTGTAGCTATAGTGGTTGGAAATGTTGTCAAGACTACAGACGGAAATTGTTGGGAGATAACAGGAACATCATCAGGATCATACCCATATTATTTAATGCAAAACCCCGTAGTAATATATGCAGACTGCACGACTTGTACTGGTACAACTACAACCACAACAACTACAACAACTACAACAGCACCAGTCATTAGTTCCTTCAGTATGGATGGAACTGCCCAGACAACAGATTTTGCTGCATGTTCACTTACCCCCTCTCTTTCAACATTCTACCACAACGGTAGTGGCTCGGTTCCTGCAGTTAACGACTTTATCTACACGGACGCCTTAGGAACGACTCTGTTTGATGGGGTCTTTAAGTGGTACTATGTAAATAACGGGGGTTCAGACTACACGATACAGGTCTCAAACACTGGGCAAGTGCTGGAGGCAAAGGCATGTGCAGGCGTCACAACCACGACTACCACCACAACGGTTGCTAAGACTTACTACACATACAAAGACTGTAGCGATGGAATTATTGCAGGGAAGTTATTTTTCTTGGGACCAAAGGTTCTTGCATCAGATACAGCTGTAAAGGCTTCTGACGGAAACTGCTATAAAATATTTAATGTGGACTCAGCTGGTGGGCCAGAGCTTGAGGTATTGTTTGTATATAACTCCTGCTACGATTGTCAGTAAAATACAACCTTAGATTTATATCGGCACAGCCAGCCACGGATTACTATTCATGGCAGGTTGAGGTGTATCTAAATAACTTTATATCACTCGGATATAAAGACATAGATATAGTGTGTGGATTTCAAAATAAAATCCCTGAGTCATGGGGAAAGCTTGTCGCAAGGTATAGCGATGTGGCTAACTTTTACTTTTACGAAGACAACCTTGGGGCTGTTAAATACATACCAGCGATACAGGCACATGTACTTAAGAAGCATTTCGATGAGAATCCAAGTGATGACGCATTCTTCTTTCACGACTCGGACTTCATATTCACAAGGCATCTTGACTTTACTCCATATCTTAATGACGACAACTGGTATTTTTCTGACACCACAAGCTATATAGGACACGACTACATAGTGAGCAAGGGCGAGGAGGTTCTGGATGCTATGTGCGAGATAGTTGGTATATCAAAAGATGTCGTTAAAAATAACCAGAAGAACAGCGGAGGTGCACAGAAGCTTATGAAAAACCTAAGCTCTGAATATTGGGCAAAGGTAGAGAGCGACAGTATAAGATTGTATGACAAGCTTATAACCATGCAGCATGTCAAGAAGGATAACGATCCATACGGAATACAGGCCTGGACGTCGAGCATGTGGGCCGAGCTATGGAACGGATGGCTTTTTGGTAACAAGGTAGTTGTCCCTAAGGAGTTTGATTTCTGCTGGGCGACATGTCCTGTAGAGAGGTGGGATGAGACATACTTCTTTCACAACGCAGGTGTCCCTAACAACAAGCAGGGTATGTTCTACAAGGCCCAGTATGCAGACAGGCTGCCATACAATGAGGATCTTGAAATAAACCCACACAGGTGTTCATACAGGTATTACACGGATATGAAGTCGGTGGACAGCTGTTTACTTTAAAATTGTTAAATTTGTATTATGGCAACTGTAACTTATTCTATATTTTCAAAGGGATGGACATCCTTCTGGTCATATTCACCAGACTGGATGATCGGTCTAAATAGTAGCTTCTATTCATTCTCAGGTGGCGACCTTTACAAGCACAATGACTCAACGGTCCCTAGAAATAACTTCTACGGTGCTCAGTACAAGTCAACTATCACTACAGTCTTTAATGATAATCCGATGCAACAGAAGATGTTTAAGACGCTGTCACAGGACTCAAACAAGCCGTGGAAGGCTATCATAGATACAGATATAAACACGGCAGAAATAGCGGCAAGCTATTTTAATCAGAAGGAAGACGAGTGGTTTGCATACATAAGAAGGGTTGACAACACTATAGACCTCAAGGCTGTGTCTACACAGGGTATAGGAAATGCCACCTCTGTAGACAGCACGGATCCAGATGCAGTGGTTGTGACATTTGCATTCAATATAAACAATCCTATAAGCATAGGTGATAATATCTACAAAATGGGAATTGTAGATCCAACTGCAGACCCAGTTATAGCTGATGGAACATTAACTAGCATAGGTGTGGTCACAGCTATGACAGCTACAACTCTAACCATAGATGCAAATCCAGGAACTATACCATTGATAAGTGATTTCTTGGTGGGGGTAAAGAACAGTCAGGTAGAGTCATACGGAAGCAGGGGGTTCTTTATGTCTGTAAAGCTTGAGAACGAGGACACAACGCAGGTTGAAATGTTTTCAATCGGAAGTTCTATATTCAAAAGTTTTCCTTAAATTTGTTAAATGGAAGTTAGGCTCTTGACAAGCGATGATTACGAGACGTTATCTTCGTGGTGGAAGGACTGGAGATGGACGGCTCCTCCTAAGGACATGCTACCAGAGAACGGACTTGGGGGTGTTATGGTTCACAAGGATGGTAAGGAGATTTGTGCAGGATTTGTATACTTCACAAACTCAGCAGCCGCATGGCTGGAGTTTATAGTGTCAAACTTTAACTACAGAGAGGACGACAGGCAGGATGCTATAAGGTTCCTGATCAACGTCCTTACAGAGATGATAAAGGACAAAGGTTCTTACAGATACATATATACCTCTCTAAAGAGCAAGAGCTTGATAGACAGGTACAGCGAGTGTGGATTTAAAATGGGAAGCACAAACTGCAACGAAATGATAAAGGTATTATAATATGGCAGCAATAACATCAACAGTAATAGCAGGTGCAGGTTTAGCGATGGGTGCAATCCAGGCTTCTAAAGCAAACAAAGAAATGAAAGCAGCAGATGCAGCAGCCGTTAAGGCAGAGGCAGCGATGCGTGCGGTAAAGGAGGAGAACGTAATGAAGCAGGTTCAGGTCCCTACGCTTGGTTTTGACTTAGCACAGCAGGGACAGGCACAGAGAGATGTGTCTACCATATCGGCACTTCAGGGGGCTGGTGCGGCAGGAGTTATCGGTGGAATCGGAAAGGTTGCACAGGCAGGTGCAGCGGCAGACCTACAGCTTGCGGCACAGGCCGAAAGAGCACAGTCACAGAGAGATATGGCAGTAGCTCAAACAGCTCAAGGAATAGAAGGAAGGCGTGCTCAGAGAGAGTTCGGTATAGAGTCAAACGCACTTGCAGGTGCACAGAATGCATCAGCTGCGGCACAGGCTCAAAAAAATCAAGCATTTCAAGGCATGTTTAGCAGTGCACTTTCGGGAGCAGGAACACTTCAAACGGGAATACAGGCAATGAGTGGAGCTGACGATTTTCAAGGCTACCTTAAAAATCTTACAGGTATACAACAGTCAAATCAATTAGCAGCTGCAGGAAGTCCGACAAGGTACACTAACAATACTACAAGATAAACATGGCAGAAAAAAGCTATATAGGATTTAAGGCAGCCCCAGCGATTGATTGGGGTAAGTTGACGTCAGAGTTCTCACAGGGACTTATGGAGATAGGTGCAAGGAGAGGTATACAGAATGCATACTTCGATGAACTGCAGCGTAACAATATGAGTGCTGTTAGAGAGACTGAAAACTTTCAGACTCAAGATCTAAACACACTTCTTTCTGGTGCTATATCTCAAAATGTTAACAACACCTATGAGATCAACAAAGGAGTTAAAGCTGGTAATATTAATCATAACGACTATAGAAACTTTATAAACAATAGCAATGACGATTGGAAGTCATTTGCAACCACTGCAAAGACATTGGACCAGACAATACAGAATGGACTTGCCAGACAGCAGCCTGGAGACGATGGCTTACCAGCAGGATCCAAGTATGAGGAGGACTTAATAGAGAGGCGTTCCGAGCTATTGAATTTAAAAAATAAAACCATGTATCAGGATCCTAATACAGGTAAGTTTTTTTTAGCTGACCTTGATGAGACTGGAAACATATCAGACTACAACAATCTTCATGATGTCAAGAGTTTAAATAAGCCAATGAATGTTAACGATAACTTTTTTAACTTCAATGGTTTGATTAAAAACAGAACAGAAAACATTGGTGTTTACGAGGAAGCTTTTGTTGAGGATATAGAAACGGTAGATGGTAGGATAAGAAAGAATATATACATGACAGAAAAAGGAGCAGTCATGAATCCAGGCGTGCCTGATGCTATATCTAGGGTTCAGTCGTATATAAAATCGAATCCAAGACTTACCTATAACACACTTGCTCAGTCTGACAATAGATATGAAACTTACTTTGATCCTAAAGATCAACAGGGTGGAGACTATCAAAAAAAGATGAATAAGTTTATAGAGATAGAAAACGGATCTAGACGTATTAGAGGAGAAGAACCATTAGAAGGTGAAGAGCTTGGTGGATTTATAGCCGAATACGACAGGTTTCTTGTACCTAACATTACGGACGCTCAGGGTATATTTCAACCATCTTTAAATCAAGAACAAATGATGGCACTTGACGCAGTTGTAGAGAGTGCATTTATGTCTAACCTTGGATACTCAAAGGTGGAAGCCAAGCCGCCTAAACCCAAGGCTTCAAAGACTTCAACTTCTAAAGAAGAAGAAGGAAAAGTAAACTATGACCTGTACGAGACATTGTACGATGCAATAAAAGAAGGTGACTCTGAGACTTTAAATATCAGAAAGACACCAGAGGCTAAGGATCTAAGGTTTGAGGTTAGACAAGATGGCTTTATAGATGTGTACGACATATCTGAAAATACTGTTGGAGATCCTAAGAATAAATTAGTTTTTGAAAGAAAGTCATTGACAGACCTCGTTCCATACTTCTACGGAAAGTCTGGTGCGACTGGTGGTACTAAACCAGAGGCTACATACAACGCAGAGAGAGACGCATTCTACAAGGCAACAGGAAAGCCAGAAATAGCAATGATGGAAGAGCAGACGGAAGAGATGCCAGCCGATCAGATGGCCAGTAATCAGGGCGGTAATTTTTTACAAAGACTAGCAAACGGCATCCTAGGAAGGGGTAACAATCAAAACATATCATAACTATGGCTGAAGACAATCCGATAGAAGGCTTGGATCCAAATCAATCGGCATTCGAGCCGATGTTGGATATGATGAATCAAGAGACACCAGAGGACCTAAGCAGGACCACAACGACAACGACTCTCTATATCTCTGGAGATCAGACACAGATAGATCAGCCTAGGGTTAGTACAACTACAACTATGGCTCCAGTGGAGACTTTGGATATAGTGTCACAGTTTAGACAGTCTAATCCAGAGGTCAAGCTTGGCGATGTAAACAAGGTAATTCCTAATGCAAGCTATGAGGAGAGAATGCAACTTCTTTTTGATTACCCAGATCAGTTCGGTGCAGACATAGAGTACAATAATAAGATCAACAGCTATGTCACACAGTTAAAAGATCAGGGATATAAAGACGATCAAATACTTTCATACCTAGAGCAACAGAAGGAGGGTAAAAAGTCAGATCTGATGACCAACTTTCCAGACCTTTTTGATGTAAAGTCTATAAAGAGAAAGGACAATATAATTAAGGCTCTAGAGAGCGACAAGATTTCATACAGCAAACTATTAAAGTTTGGATCTGAGTCTAAGTTAAAGAATGAATATCCTGAGTTTGCTAACCTTATAGATCAGAAGAAGAAGAACGAGAAGATTCAGAAAGAGATAAAGGCTAAAAATAAGAAGATAGATGCTAATATTGAGGCAGAAAAACAAGCAATAGAAAGACAGTTAGAGACTGGTAAAAACTTTATAGGTCAGGACATGTCTCCTATAGATCAAGAAGCTGCTAGAAAAAGACTCAGAGAAATTGAAGGGGAGCAGACGCTGGCTGACCTTGATGCAGGTGATCCATTTCAGGGAGACACGTCAAGGGCGGATATAGGAAAAATTTCATACAAGCGAAAGCCTGTCACAGGGTTTGAGTTTGAAAGAATAAATGAGTTCAATGTAGAACCTATAGTCAAGGATTACAGGTTTGTTGACCAGGATCAGGTAAAACAAGAGTTAGAGCTACTTAACCAGTTGAACATAAATATTAGAGCCACAGGAGGTAAATCCCTTAGTGACGAGCAGATAAGAGAGGTATATGTAGACGGAACAAAGCCGTTTAATGAGAACTACAAGGACTATGATGATAAGCTGTGGAAGACCGTCTCTGGTATTGTATCTACGCAGCCTGTCGTGGATCTAAATGATGAGTTCTTTGAGAGACATGATACCACAAGGGAGGAGTTCATAAATAAAAGAAAGCTTATACTATCAAGCGGACTCTTTAACACTCAAAAATTAGGAGATACGTACTACACTGAGGAGGAGTTTCAGGCTATGTATAATAGGGCCTCTGAAAAATTAATCAATAAGTATGGATCCACTATAGGTACATATGAAAAAATTACAGGGACAAATCTTAGAGAGAACCCTGAGCAGTTTTATGACGAGGCGAGAAAGAGTAGTTCTTTATACATGTCAGACATAGATGAAGATATAGTGATAGGAGACTCTGAACAGACATCTAAAAACCTAAGGGAAAGATTTGGGTTTCTTCCTTACGGATCAAGAGATGAGTCACAGAATTATTTGGAGACAGAGGGATTTAGATTTAGCTATGACGGGGACAACCTGGTTATACAGTCCACCATAACACCAGAAGGTAAAAACACTCCAGAGTTACTGAATGGTATAGAGATAAACATGAATGGATCTGATCCAAGTGCAAAGATCAAAAACTTCATGTCTAAAGCTATAGTTACCGACGAAATCAGAGACGTTATAAATGAGTACTCAAGAGGAGAGGGCAGGTTTCAGGAAGAGTTTGACAATCCAATGAGGGCATCTATAGACTTTAGCAACTATATACTTTCAAAGCCTTATGTGTTTGGAGATGCAAATGGTTTTGCCACAGATGGATATGGCCAAGGATTTTTATTTGGCCTTATACCTATGGGGCCCGATAATAAGTCAAAGTTCATGAGAAATATGTCTGTGATAAACACTCAGGTAAATGCACTTAAGGCGAAGGATCCTATCTCTAACCAGTATCTTATAAATAACTTAAACAAAAATATTCAATACGCACAGTATGTAGAAGACCAAAAGGCTCCAGAGTTAACCAGTCTAACTCTTGCCGCTGCTGCTGGACTTACTGAGACAATATCAGGTATAACTGAGGGTGTTGTAGACTTAATAATAGACATCCCATTTGCTCCTGTATCTAACACCCTGTCAGAGGATGAGGTTAACATGCTAAAAGAAAGTGGGCTTGAGGAGTATCAGATTTTAGATATACAGAACAAGCGTATAAAGGATGAGGTTGAGTACGGTATAGACGAGTGGATAAATAACACGACAGCGGTTACAGACAAGTCTATAGCAGACGCAGGACTTACCTATGAATTAATTAAGACGATGATTCACAGCATCAGCACTGGTGCTATCGTTGGATTTAATCCATCACTTGTTCCTGTCGCATTCGGACTTCAAACCACAGCAAGGGTAGAGAACGAGCTAAAAGACAGCGGTCTTAGTAACTTTGAGAAGAGAGTTATATCTTGGCCTATGGCCACGTTTGAGGGTATACTTGAAAACTTTGGTCTTCAGACTGCACTATCTCCAGGCAAGTCAATGCTTTTTAAATGGGTTGCAAATAAAGCCCTAAAAGGATTACCTAAAAATGCAAGTCTTCACGCAATAGAGGCGAGCATGAAGTACACCATGAAGGGACTTGGTACAAGGACAATGCTAGGAATACTTGAGGGTGGTTCTTTTGAGGCATTAACGGAGGTAGGTCAAGAGGCTGTAGAATTTACAGAAAAAAATACTGTAAACATGCTCCTAGGTAAGGACGTGTTTAAGAACATGCCCGACATTACGACGGAGAAAGGAGCTAATCAGTTTTTAAATCAGCTTGGCAAGGCTGCACTATTAGGTGGATTATCTGGTGGTGGTATATCTGCAATTGGCGGGACAACTAACCTTCTTGTAAATGGGTTTAAGTTAAAGGGATTAAATAAATCATTTGAGAATCAGTACGATGTAATAACCAGCGAGGAAGGTAGAGCTATTGCTTTATCACAGATAAACTTAGCCTACCAATCTAAGCAGATAACTAAGGAGGAGGCCAATGCAAGAATAAAGGCAATGAATGATGCCTATCCATTGATGATGGAGATACCTGCCGAACTGTCTTCAGGTCAGAAGAGACAGGCATATGATTTAATGCTAGAGAGAAAGGCATTAGAGGCAGAGGTAAAAGACAAGGACAAGAACCTGGTCGTCAAGCAGACGGAGAGGATCGCAGAAATAAATAATCAGTTACAACAAATAAGCAAGACAGATGCCGTTCAAGAGCAAGAAACAAAGGAGGAAGTGCTACCAGATGAACAGTCCGAAATGGGACTGCAAGATGTGGGACAAGGAGACACCCAAGGGGAAGAAGCTTCCAAAGTACAGCAAGAGTTAGATTTACAAGAGGTTACAGTTACAGGTAAAAAACCTACAGAAGTACAGCAAGAACAATTAGTAGAATCAGTAGATGATCAAGGAAGAAGTGCTAAACCAGGAGCAAGATTGTTCAATGATCCTAATCCAGAGACGTCAGATATATCTGCTAAGTATAAAAAAGAAAAGGGTATAGAAACAACTGCTGGTGAAAAGATAACTGAGCTTGACACTAACAAATCTATGGAAATAGCTGATGCTTATGAAGCTATGGAAAACAATCCTAATGATCCAGAAGTAAAAGAAGCATACGAATCTCTTGCTAAGGAAACTATAGATCAGTATAAAGCTATGACTGATGCTGGATATGAGATTGAGATTTACGAGGGCAAAGGAGAGCCATACGCTAATTCTCAAGAAATGATAGATGATCTTATTAATAATAAGCACATGTATATTTTTTCTACAGAACAAGGTTATGGAGAAGCTGGAATAACAGATCAGCAGCGTCAAGAAAATGCTATGCTTGCAGAGACTGAGTTCGTGGATAAAAATGGTAAGCCTCTGTTAATAAATGATTTATTTAGAGGGGTACATGATTTCTTTGGACATTCAGAAAGAGGTAATGGTTTTGGAGCTAAAGGAGAGGAGAACGCATGGGATGTTCATGCTAGAATGTTTACCGATAAAGCAAGAAGAGCAATGACAGCTGAGACAAGAGGTCAAAATTCTTGGGTAAACTTTGGTCCTCAAATGAGAGATAGCAACGGTAATCTTTTAAAGAAAGGAGATCCTGGACACAAGAGTGCTAGAGAAAGAGATTTTGCTCCACAAAAAATAGGTCTGTTGCCAGAGCAGTATTCCGAAATAACAGATACCCCCACTACTGAGGTTACTAAAGAGGTGGTAGAAGATATAACTCCTGAGGTTGCAGAAAATATAAAAAACATAGAGAAGCAGGTTGATAATGCTAAAAAAGCTATATCTAAAATAATACCTGGCGTTGAGATTATCACTCACAAGGACGAGGATTCATACAGGAAGGCCACTGGAGAGACAGATAGCAAGGAGCAGACATCTCGTGGTGAGTATAACCCTAAGACCAAGAAGATACATATAAACCTATCTAAGGCGAACAACAGGACTGTGGCTCACGAGGTCTTCCATGCTATACTTCTGGATAAGGTTAAGACTAACAAAGCGACTAGGGATTTTACAGAGAGGATGATCAAGTCTCTATTAAAGAGTGACCAACTTGAAAATATTAAGATAACATATAGAGGTGAAGAGATCACACTTGCTGAATACCTTGAGAAGTTTGCCTCAAACTATGACGAAAACATACAGAGCGAAGAGAAGCTGGCTGAACTTGTAGGTATCCTCGCAGAGAATTACGGTCAGTTAAGTAAGACGAACAAGAGCCTGATCAAAAGATTTTTAGATCGATTGGCCAAGATGTTTGGTCTAAAGCCATTCACAGACAATGAGGTGGTTGATGTTCTTAACGCTATAGCTGGAAAGGTTGCTTTCGGTCAGGAGATCAGTGAAATAGACGTAAAAGTAATATCAGAAGGTGCATCTACATTCATAGCAGAGCCAACAACAATTGAACCTAGAAAATCTATAGGCAAGAAGGTTGTAGCATCTAACAAGCCATCAGAATTATCTTTTGTAACTAAAAAAGATCTTATAGATATTGAGAGTCTTGTAAAAGAAATAGCAGATAAAAAACAAAAGGTTTGGTTTTGGGTAGCAGATCAGATGGGTAGAGGAATGTATTCTGATGTAGTTGTTGATGGTCAACATTTCTTAGACGCTGGACCAAGTTATGCTTTAGATCCTGTAAATAAAAGCAAAGACATAATATGGGCAACAGGTAAAGATCAATCTGAAATAGAAAAACTAATAGATAAATCTGATTTTATATTTATTATTAGCGGATCTCCTATTAGCTCAAAACTTTTTAATAAAAAAAATATAGATATACTTGAGAAAAGGATTGGGGATTATAGTAAGTTTAAAAAAGATTTATTGAAATCAAAACCAACAAAACCAATAAAAGATATACTTAACAAACATAATAGTTGGAAAAGCTTAAAAGAATCTCCAGATAGAAAAAAACTATTAATAGCATTTGAAAATCAAAAAGATAAAAACACTGAAACTAAAAAGGTGTTAGGTAAATACAATGCCTTTATAGATTTTAATTCATTAAGAGATGGATTTTATAAAGAGAATGATTTTAAAATGAATGAAGTTATGTTGGTGTTAAAACCAACAGCTTATGGAGGTAAGTCTAATCACTCTACATATGAAAATGATATATTAGGTGAGGTTATTGGAGTACCTGATACTAAGGTAGATTCTTTTGATCTAATGCCTGAAGCTGTGAGAAAAAAATATTCAGAAACTTTAGGGGCAAGTCAAAAGGCACAAGTCGTTGCACCTTACGGAATAGGTGTTAAAGAGATAGAATCCCCAGCCAAGCGTAAGCAGATTGTAATAGGTGAGAACGCAAATCTAAAACAGAACGTCAAGGACTTTCTTTTACAGGCAAATGAGATGGAATCTAAGGGTCAGTCTCGTGAAGAAATAAGACTACTCACAGGATGGGAAAGAGGTGCAGATAACAAGTGGGGTTATGAGCTTAATGATGTTATAGATATAGATGTAAAAAATATCAAAACAGATAAAGTTTATAACATAGAAGAAATCGTTAGTTTCCCAAGCCTTTTTGATGCATATGGTGATGCAAAAAAATTAAAAATAAAATTTATTAATAATTCATTAAAGTCTGGAATGGCAGCATACCTCCCTAAAAGGGGATTGATAGAGGTTAATCTTTCTAAGATAGGCCTTTCAGAATACATAGAGGGTATGATGGCACAGTCACGCCTCAGCAAGGATGATAAAGTTTTAAATGCTGCTGTATTAGACGCTAGATTGTTAAAGAAAGAAAACGAATTAGAAAGCAAAAATGTCAGAAGAAATAGTGATACATGGATAAAAGAAACCGAAAGCGTGTATCCTTCTTCTCAAAGAATTATTAACAAGAAATTAATAGACGAATATAAAAATAAAAACAATGTATCAGCTATTGAATACTTTAATGATATAAAATCCATTCAATCCTTAATTGATAAAAGAACAGATATAGATACAGCTAAAGGACTCGATGAATTAAATTCAAAGGTGCTACATGAAATCCAACATGCAGTATCAGATCTTGCAGGATTCCCTATGGGAGGAAGTGCTCAAACGATAACTAAAACTTTTACAAGCAAAGAAAAAAACGAATACAACGATATAGTAAAAAATATAATTGAAACCAAAAAATTATTAGAAGAAGGTAAGGCTACTCAAAAGCAGCTAGATGATGCAAAGCATGAGGAGGCAGAGTATAGGTATAAAAAATATGATGAGCTTGCTGGAGAGACTATGTCAAGAAATGTAGAGAAAAGAAGAAAGTTAAGTCCTCAGGAAAGAAGAGAGAAGACTCTTGAGAGTACCATGGATGTCGACATAAAAGATCAGAAACTACTGTATGAAGACGAAAAAAATATATCTATAAAAGAAAAAAAGGTAGAGAGTAAGCAGAAGCCTAAAGAGAAGAAAGGATTGCTTGGCATATTTAGAAAGCGTAAGCAGAAGGACGACGGGCCTGTAGAGCCAAAGATTGACATCAGAAATCTGAAGAAGAAGTCTGACAAGAAGATAAAGGAGACAAACAAAGGTAAGGGACCTATACTTAGAAGACTAAGAAGAGGATTGTTCGACAGACAGAACGATATAAAGAGAGTCATAAAGGACTTTGTTCCTAACCCTAAGAAGGTGAGTAAGATCATAAACAGGATAGTAACAAAGGCTGGTGCGTCTGGATATGCAAACGAACTGTTTACACAGCAGGACAAAAAAATATTTGGAAAGCTAAAGGCAGACCAGATAGAAAACCTTGAACTCATAATATACGCAAGACGTATTGTTGCGATCAATGAAAATAGACGTGATAGGGGAATGAATCCATATAAAGGTATGGATGGACTTGACGAGCAGGCTGCACTTCAGAACTTAGAGAAGTTTGAGCAGGATCTAGGTAAGAAAGAGTTTGATGCCCTATCAGAAAGAGCAGACGAATACTTCGAGGCATTCAAGAACAATCTTAAGATGCTCAGGGATTCTGGACGTATAACAGAGGAGATTTACGAAAACCTTAAGGATGTGGAGTACTCTCCGATAAAGACTCTAAAGTATATCATACCTCAGGACACCATGACTGACGAGGATATAAACAACGCTGTGTCTACGCTTGGTGTAAACAAGAAGGATATAATGAAGCTCTCAGACATGAACGAGAATGAGATCCTATTCGACGCAAGGTTTCTTCTTATGATGAACACTAATATAGTTGTAAGGAGATCATTTGAAAATGAAATGCTGAATGAGTTTGCTCAGGGATATGAATCCATAGACAAGGCAGGCAAGGAAGCTCTATCAGACTTTATAATTGAGGGGCCTGTAAAGAAGGTACCCCCTGGTTTCAGAAAGGTTGAATACTTTCAGGATGGTGTAAAGAAGGAGATGGTCATGAAGGAAGACTATGCAAGACAGCTTTTAGACATCAAGAATCAAAATAATTTTCTAAAAGGCCTTGGAAAGATAAGTGGTGCAAATATATTAAGGTTCTTTGCGACGGGTGGTAACCCATTGTTTATCGTTGGTAACACTGCGGTTGACTTTGCAAACATAGCATTCTTTTCAGACGTATACTCATCCATAAAGCCACTGGCAACAGTACAGCTGGCATATGATTTCGTAAAAAACTTTTTAAGAAAAACTGGAAATACAAACAATTACAACAAAATTAAGATGGAGTTTATGGAGCACGGAGGTGCTATGGACTTCCTGTCTACAGACGGTCTTAGAATGGTTCAGGACATGAAGCTTAAGAACAGAATACTTAACAAGGCACAGAAGGGGTTGGCTGCATACGCTAGGTTTATGTCTTACGTTGGAGAGACTGGTGAGATGTCATTTAGACTGGCTGTCTATGAAAGGGTTAAGAAAGCAGAGATTAAGAAGTTTGAAAAGGAGAATGATAGATCTCCAAACCAGCAGGAGATGGAGGATATAATGTTCGAGGCAGCTGCACAGTCTAGAGAGACTATTGACTTCTCTCAAGGAGGTACATGGGTTAAGCAGATGGATCAGGCACTGCCATACTTCAACGCTGCAATGCAGGGACTTAGAAGACCGTTAGACTTTGCAAGAAAAAATCCAGTAGGCTTTACATCCAATGTGGTACAGTATGCGGTAATGGCCGCAGGTATGACTGCGACTTCTTTAGGAACATTACTTAGAGCGATAGGAGACGATGAGGAGGAAAAGAAAAAAGTTCAAGACACATTAGATTCAGTATCTATGTACGAAAAGGCAAACTATCATATAATATTTACAGGTAACAAGGATAAGGACGGCAACTATCAGTACGTGAGAATTAAAAAACTTCCCCTCCTTTCTATACTTGGAACAGCGACAGAGCAGTACACAACAAAGTATCTTTTAAAGTCTCAAGGTATTGATTACAAGACAGATGATAAAGCTATAAAAAAGTCCATAGAGATGTCTGCACCATTAGACGTACTCGGACCTGTTATGGGGGACGAGTCGGTAGGTCAGGCTCTTGGAGGTATTGTAAAAAGAAATCCACTTGCTTCAGCTTGGTTGACATACACATACAATGAGGATACATTTACAGGAGATAAGGTTTTTTATGAGCCTAAAGATAAAAAGATAAAGCCGTATGCAGAAGGCCTTTACGATAACAGAGTAAATGATATATACAAGGTGGTTGCACCTGCACTTGACATGTCTCCAAAGAGAGCTCAGGCTGCCGTAGAGAAAATTGTAACAAGTGAAAGCACAAACCCAAGTATATCTATATTTTATGCTCTTACAAACGGATTATTTGATACAGAGGCAGATGCATTTAAAGAAAATTCTGATACGTTTGATAATGGTATGGGACATTTCCTAGATGTGGTTAGTAAAAAAATGGTAAGGCATACGAATCCAAACCTCTTGAGATACAAAAACAAAGATAGATTAGAAGATCTTGAGAAAAGTATAGATACAGATGCATATCTAACCAAGATAAAAATAAAAAAAGATATCAATAAAAATGTAGACTCAGAGGTACTTAGAAATGGAGACTACAATAGTAAAGAATATAAAAAAGAATTAAAAAAACTTGAAGATATACTTGACAAGAACGATGTCAATACAAAGGACAGACCTTACTACGGTTCATACACCGTTAGAAAAGATTTAAAAGGTCAGGAGATGTTTAAGGAAATGACAGATATAATTTACGAAAGATCCCCTAAGATGATGGCTGCAAGACTATACTCAAGGTATGGAGACAGCTTAGATGATCAAGAATTAAAAGAACTATCTCAGTCATTTAAGCTTGCAAAAGTAGGAAACAAAATACTCAAAGAGGGATACCAGATATACTACAAGAAAAACTATCTTAAGAAATCTCAAGAAGAGATAGATAAGTTCGAGAAAACATTTGGTAAGATAAGGTAACTAGAAAAGGTGAGTAAGCCTAGCGACCTGACCATGCTCAGGGCTATGAATGAAGGCTTCCACCGCCTGTGGGGCGTGCTGAAATCCTTTTCTGTGATGCCATGAGTCACTGCCCGAAGGGCTTCTAAGCGTTTCTATACAGACAGAAAATACATCCTTAGATGTCTTGTGATGTATGTGATGCCCATAAATATACCTGTGCTTGCAATCGTTCCAGTTCTCTGACGCCTCGTGTGCCATAAGCATCGGAAGGTCCTGAGACTTGGCACCGTCCATGTGTGTGCTTCCAATAAGATTCTTCCCATAGACCGTGTACTTCCTGTGAGACATGTCGTTATCAAACGTAATGTTCTTAGACTTACGGAACCATGCCTCGATACACTGAAGCAGCATGAAGCCACTCATATAGTCATGGTTACTTGGGTTGTAAACCACCTCGACATCAGCGACAGACATCAAGGTCTCGATGATATCTACAAGCAATCTCTTGGCCGTCACAAAGTTCTCGTACCACATACCATCGGTATCCTGTGGGGTTTGAGAGGTCGTCTGCCGCCTGGGATTGTCGGTGTGAAGGACGTCGTTACCAGCTATGAATATTATCTTGTCTATGTTCCATGACTCAGACTTAGATAGGATACCCTCAAGTCCCTCCTTAACCCTCTGTACAGCGATCTGACTGTTATACTCCTCTCCAGTCTCGAAAGACGAGCAAAGCTTTCCTATATGTATATCGGCAGGATCAAAGACAAGGCAGTGAGGATCCTTTGTCCTCTTCCTCTTGATCTTTTTGTACTTAGGGCTCCATGTGGATATCTCCTCCGTAAGTTCAGATATAAATGACTCTGGGTCAAACTCATCCTTACCTGACACATTTATGGAGTAATGCTTGCCCTTGTACCAGTAGTGCTTAACCTTATCTGGATCTATACCAACAGCCTCGCATTCGTCATCGATGGCTCTGTTTTTTATAATCTTTAACACCTGCATCCTGACGGCATCAGGATTTGAATCAAGCTCAAACTCTTTTATTATAGTCCTAGATATCTGTGCTTTGTTTCTAATATTATTGTCATACAATTCAAGTACTCTGTTACGGTAAGCTTTCATGTGATTTTTGTATATCTTTGAGAATTTTTATTAAATTTTGAATACTGTCTTTCAACTCACTATTATCCTCATCCATCAACGCCTCATATATAGAATCGGTCATGCTATTGATCTCAGACATCACAGCGTTGACATAGTTTACATGACTCATAATCGTAAATATATGTATTTTATATGTCGTAGCAAAGCCCTGACAGGTATTTCTTGTTACACATTGAGTACTTAACAGTGTACTTGTGAATATCTTCGCTTTTAATAAACCTACTTATAAACCTTTCATTTAGAGGATTTAATGAGTCGTCAAGTGCCAAAGGTATCTTCGTTATTGTCTTATTTATTTTACGAAGACGGGACCTCATAGATATAGGTCTAGCCTCTAAAGTTATGTCTACACAATAGACCCCTCTAGTATCTTTCATTTTGAATCCTCCTCTTTATAACGTTTAGCATGCTCATATCATTGCATCTTATTATATCGTCCATGATGTCTCTCTTTTCAGGTATGTACTTTTCATAGTAATCTAGAAAAACCTTGTAGTCCTGAACGTCTTCCAGAAACAAAGGATCATCGATTTCACTCCAATGCAGATAGTTTTTTATTGAGTGTATTACAGTAGCATGATTACGATTAAAAAGCTTTCCTATATAGTTAAGTGGGTACTTCTGCTCTCGCAGTATGGCACATAAAAACGCTCTCTTATGTATCTTCTCTCTACCCCTGTCTTTGGTAGCTAGATTATCCCTCTCGATGACGTGCAAAATTTTATCTATCATCTTCTTCGTTTTTTAATTGCTTCATGTTATTAAAGTCTCTACTAAGCTCTACCCTATACTTAATCATAGTCTCAGGATCTATCCATATCTCGGACATACCATTCTTAAATGTTTCATGAAGCTCTAACCTGTCCATCATAGCATTTTTTTGATTCTCTCTGTACTGTGCAAATATTTGATTGTCTATACTCATTTTATTTGTTTTTGATTTTTAATTAAAATTCTTATCTCACCTCCCAGATCTGCATCATTGGGATGCATCTTACATAGTTCTTCTATCTCTGTGACTTTATTTTTCATAATCTTATCCATCTTATCTTTATGAATATTAGATTGCCTTACAAGAAGCGGTGATGATTCTTTACGAACATCGTGTTTAAACACACTGTCTTTTACCTGTCTCAATTCATTTAATTTCTCCATCATATACATATACTTTTATTCCGTGTTTTTTTAATTCTTTAATTCTATATTCCTGAAGAGGCCTAGGCTTCTTACCAGGACGTTTGACCTCATAGAACTCAGCGTCCGAGTCCTTAGGTATTGCAATAAGATCAGGTATCCCTGGCTTATTGGTGACGGACAGCTTTACAACGTAATAGCCATCCGACTCCAACTGCTTTATCAACTTAGCCTGTATCTTTTGTTCAGTCATATAAGTAGTTATATGTTATTCACAATCATCAAAGTCTAACTCTAATTGATTTATTAACTTTTCCTCATACAGCTCAATGCTAGACCTTACGGTTGACTTGTCATTGTTAAGCTTGCATAGTTTAATGTTTATACCTGCAAGCTTTTCTTTAAGGCTGATAAGCCTATCCTCAATCTCTTCTCTTGTCATAATCCTTTTTAAATATGTTAACAGTATAGCTCTTCTTCTTCTTGACTGCGGTGTATATCTTGTCCTCTATACCACCCTCACTAAATATCCAGTACACTTTGTTGAATGTCCTCTCCATAGTTGTCATCCTATCCCTAGCCTGCCAGTAGCTTACGGCAGAGAAGTCTATGTTGTAGAAGACAAGGTGTGCTGCATTACGTAGCGATATACCCTCACGCCCAGACACGATCTGTAGGGCGATTGACCTGTCAGTTGAGTTAAACTCATCTAGGTCTGTAGTGAGGCTATCACCGAATACAGACTGAAGCAGCTTCAACTCCTCTTTAAACTTGTAGAATATACCGATCTTACTTCCCTTAAATCTATCCCTAACAAATATAGCCTTTGTTCTGTCAATAGCCATGCTATTCCCAGATTCAAACTTAACGGTTCCGCTATACAACTGGTGTAGCTTCTGCATCAACTTAGCAGGGGTATCACCAAGTATTACCTCCTCCTTACCCTCCACAACAAGATCCTTTGACAGTGTGTCGCATACCTGATACGTCCTGTCCTGCATCTTTACATAGAGGATCTCCTCCTCTATGTCTGTAGAGAATCCAGCCTCCTTTTGAGTAAAGGAAATGACGTAAGGTGCAACAGCACCCATTATCTTGTCCTCGATACCACGAGAGTAGTCATTGACCATAAAACTGTTTATCTTTCTCTGCCATACATTCACATAGTCATGAGACCATGCATAGAAGTTTTTATATGACCTGAACGGATTGTCAGGATGCACATAGAACTGATGGTATATCTGACTGTATGACTCTGGAGTCAGCGTGCCAGTCATGAGTATAAGCTTGGCATTGTTTATGGACAACATTTTTCTTATCTGACGTGTCCTTATGCTTGGCTTAGGGAATGCAGACATGGTGTGTGACTCATCGCACACAACCACGTCAAACATCACATCCTCAATCTTATGTATAGACTCATAATTTATTATAGTTATATCAAACCCTGGATCCATCGTGTCGTAGTCAGACTGTATTGATGATATGGCCTTCTTCTTTGTCAAGAACAAAACCTTGGTAGCCCCAGCAAGCCTACATATCTCTAAGGATGTGAAGGTCTTACCGAGGCGTACCTCCATCGCAAGGCAAACCATATTAAGCCTGTTCAGTATGTCGACGCCCCTCTTGGATATGTCAACCTGATAGTCACGTAGTCTCATATCTTAAAAGTTTAGTTTCACCTGTTCAGGCTCAGTTTCTATAAATTCTATCATCTTTCCAGCAGCATTCCTGGTTATGATCGGCTTGGTGTCGTACTTAAACTTACCAAAGCTATCAAGCCACTTGTAGAACTTGCTATGAGAAAGCTTGAACTTTCCATACGGTCCATAGTCTGGATACTCCTCAGTAAAGTTGTTATAAAGGTCCATGCCCATACTTGCAGACCCCTTGTTTGTGTAGTAGTTGTCCTTTCCGTCAGCCCATTCCCAGAAGTCTGAGTTTGTTTCTGCAATAAAGTTCCTTACCTTAAGGTTCTTGAACTCGCATACAACAAGACCACTCTTCAGGTATAGTTGAAGGTTATCGATCATGTAGTTGTCAAACTTTGACCATTCAGAATCTGTCCACTCGCTGAATAACATGTGGCCAAAGTCACTCTCAGGCGTGAAGCTTTTAGTATAGTACTGCTTGAACTCCAGGTCCCACTTACGTCTCTCAAAGCTATTTCCAGCACCCTTGATCGCATAGTTTGTGGTTATAACAATCTTTGGAGAGTACTCAAAAGGTATGTGTATCTCGTCTTTGTTCTTCTTCTCAAGGGTAATACCCTCTGTGATTACAGAGAATAGTCTCTCGAAATCAAAATTCTTTGCGACGTCATCAAACACAAGGGTCTGTGTATCTACCTGTACCCTCTGGTACGGGAAAGATTTTTGAAATGAAAATCCCTTACCATCAATTATAACCATCTTCTTAATGTGACTTATTGACTTGACAAAGATACCCTTACCAGTGCCACCTTCAGGATGGTCCGATATAATCTCGTCATTGAGTATCACGGCAGGGCAGTAGCTTGCTGGCTTGTGTGAATGCATAAGGTATCCAAGAGTACTCTCCATAGATCTTGTACTATCAGATCTGTCTCCAGATATATTCTTAATGAAGTACCTGAACTCTGAATCCTTAAAGTCAGACTTTATGAAGTCCCTGTCTATCTTCTGCTTCTCCCATACATGACCTTTTAGGTTCTTATAAGAAATGGTTTCTACGCTATCCCTTGTGACCTTTACGGCACAATTTAAGTAGTAAAGATAAGCCTCGTCAGTGTTGTCCACCATGAATTCTGGCTCTATCCTTGAGACATAATTTAAAAATGTCTCCTGAAAAAACTTTGTATTGAGTGCAAAGAAGTTGTATACCGACATATCGTCGATACCTAGAAGGAAGTCAAGTACAAAATCCTTTATCATCTCCTCGTTCACGTCAGATATGGTGTTGTCAATCACCCTGACGAATACAAAGTTATTACTACCTACTGGGTAGTACTTGTAGAAACCATTGTCCTGCAAGTATAGTCTAAACAGATGAGGTACAAGATCAATCTTGCCCTTGCTGTTCTTTATCCAAAACTCGTTGAAGTCTACAGTCTTAGCGACCTCGTCGACATCGACGTCCTTGTTACTGTCCTTTATCTCACCAAGAGGGACGCCCATCTTTATATTATTGACTATCTCTGACGTCTTATCAATGTCCTCATAGAACTTAGTGTTGTGTCCAGACATGTTCTTGTAAGCACTTCGTACTATTGCCATGATCTCTGAAGACTTTTCGCCAGTTGAGTCGTATGAGTTCAGCGTGGTGAATGCCTCGTCCTGATTGATTCCAAACTCATTCAGTGCGGATGCCAGGATAAAAAGGTTGTTGTTTTTTTGACCCTGAACCATACCATACTTCTTGTCCCACCATAGCGATAGCCTGCGTATTATTTCATTAGAGTCAGAGATCTTTATGGTTGCCTTTGACTTTGTCACAAACTCTGTCTCGTTCTCCATGTCCTTCCATACCGAAGAAAGTTCATTTACATATAAATCAGGATCGTAACTCTCGTAACATACCCTTGATATATTCTTGCATGAGGTATCGAACTCATCGCATGCATAGTACTTCTCCAGTGACTTGAAGTACTTCTTATGATTCTTTGCATCCTTAGGTATACGTACCAGTGTCTTGATACCATCTCCAGATGGGGATGTGAATAGGCAGTACGTAAACTCGTCCTGCATCAGCTCCACCCTCTTTGAGTGTAGGTGCTGCTCGTCCCTAAAGCCATCGAAGTCAAGGCACATGATACCACTGTGATCTATGATAGAGCTGTCACGCCTATCTGAAAAGGTTCCAGAGAAGCAGATGGCAGGAAGCTGTTTTTTCAACTGATTCCTACCACCCTTATCTACCTCTAACCTAACCTTACCTATTAACTCCTTCGAAGATCCGTCACGGATACGATCTATCGCCCTATCTATGTCTATATGGTAGGGTTTGTCTGTCTCGTTTATTGTCTTAAAGTATGTTATCATTCTTTCTCTGCATTAAAAGTTTAGTAATATATGCCGTAGCATCCATCAACTCTTCTAGCAGATGCACAAGGAAGTCATCGTCATTATTGTCATGTAGTGTGGTATCGTACTTAATGATACCATCACTACTTCTTCTATCATAATGAGCCTTCAAGGTCTCGATCACCTTGTCTCTCTTCTCAAGCTTATCTGTACGTGATGAAAAATATTTCATAGTTATCTATTTAAAAATATCTAACATCGAACTGTACTTATCGTTTATATGTTTTAAGGTAAACGACAATTCTTCCATAGAATTTTTGTAAGAACGTGTATGTAAGGAGGATGTCGTAAGATCATCTGAGATTGTATTTAAAGAAGATGATATATCTTTAATTTTTTCAGACAAATCATTTATAGATTCTTTTAAATTAATGACATCAATATCATTTAATTCATTTATAGAATTTATGTTACTTCCATTTGATTTCTGTAATAAATCATAAAGACCTACATCCTCAATTTCATCAACACCTTTACCTTCGGTGTCATCAAGCTCTGGGAAAACCCTAGACCAATCTTTATCCAAATGAACTGGTTCCATGACAGACATTACAAATATTAATGCTTCTGTGCTTAAACCTACAATCAACATTTCAGAAGCAAATGGCCAGTGCATAATTTTAAATAATGCACCCATAATAACAACTGCTGCCCCTAATCCGTATATGTACTTCATGATATTTTTCCATGACTTACTTGCAAAAAAACTTTTAGTATTACTCATAATATTTAATTTAATTGTTAAAAAAAGCACCGACTACCATACAGTCGATGCTACAGAGTTTTTGCCGAGTATGGTCAGCTAACCAGCAGAACTCTAACTGCTTTCATCATGAACACACAATGCTTAGAACGGAAGATCTCCGTCCTTATCTTCAGTTGTAACTGGCTGTGGGGATGGTTCAGAGGACCCATCTATTCTCCATGCCTCTAGTGTGTTGAAGTACTTAACCTCACCACTTGGTGATGTCCACTCACGCCCTCTAAGATTAAACGATACCTCTACCTCTTGACCCTCTATCATAGAGTCCAAAAGTGTCGTCTTGTCCTGCACCGTCTGAAACGATATGGTTTGTGGATACTTCTCTGCCTGATCATTCAGTACAAATGTTCTCTTCTTAAACTTTTCGCTTACGTGTTCTGTGTCGAAGATCTTTTCCACGACTCCTTTCATTTTAAATTGATTACTCATTTTATTTGTTTTTGGTTGTTAAAAAATTTACATATTCTTTTGCGTACATCTCTGCCGCAAACATCCTTGCATCCATGTGCTTGATGTCATCCTCAGTCAGCTCTATCTTTACTATAGTTGCACGTAGGTTATCGTCCAGTGCGTCCATGTAGTGAAGGCTGTCATCCTCATGCTCAGGCATAAGCTCCTCAGGTGTGGTGGTGAGTATGTATGCTATCTCACCATTAGCCCATTGCTTGCCAGTCTTCTTGGTAAGCATGTATAGGTACATTTTGACCTGCCATTCGTATGCTGGGTTCTTTGGCGGACGTTTTGGAAACGTCTTCTTTGACCAGCTAGACTTAATGTCTATCACCTTAAGTCTTTCACAATCAACAATGTCAGGATGACCTGATGCAAATAAAAACTTGAGAGAGAAGTGATCGTCGAACTCCTCCATCTTACGGTAGTCAGTGAAGAAGATTCTGTTGTATATCTCTATACTCTCGTCCTCGACATCGGTACCCTTGGTCATCTCCCTGGTGCTGAACGATACCTTGTAGTCATATACCACCTCATCGATGGCCTCCTCTATAAGAGTCTTAGCACCCTCGCCCAATGTAACTGGTGCGTCACGCTTGGCTATCAAATCATCACGCTTGGCCGTCTGGTTGTCTGTAAGTTTGGACTTAGTCATCAATACGTTAAGTGCCTCCATCTGCTTTTCAGTGAGGCCGTCCGTACCCGTAAATAGGGCCGAACACTTACTTGCTCTTACTCTCAGCATCTTTCAAGGTTTTAGTTTGTGAATCACTCAGTTCGTAAACGGCAGCTATCTTTGCCAGTGTTGACCGTCCGTTTGATACGGACTCAGTCGCCTTCTCCATCTGGTCGTCTGTCAGTACCTTCTTGGTCTTCTTAGGCAGTGGCCTGGTGCTAAAACGCAGTGCGTCTACCATTCCCTGCGGTGACTTGACCTTCTCGGTGTTTAGGACGATCTGCTTACCGATATACTCGTTGTAGTCGAATGTTCCAAAGAACTTCTCCAACCTCTTGAAGTTTGATCGGTTGCAAACCATCGGCTTGTCGAACTCATTCATCATCAGGAAGACCTTGTCCTCCTTACCCATCTCGCCTACGAAGACGTCCTGGTATATCTTTTTGATGGTTACCAGCTTTGGCTCATACTTTCCATTGACCTCCAAGTCCCATGAGCCTAGATACTTGTTGTCTTTCATTAAATTTCTCCAGTGCATATTAAATTAAATTAGGGGTTACAATATTAATCATTATTTGTTAATAAGTTACGGTATTTGTGAATTTTTTTTTGTAGGTCTTCTCTTCTTCGCTTGAACATATCTACCACTCTGTCATTTCCGTTGGATATAGATATTCGTACTAACTCGTTGGTCCTTACTAGCTTACGTTGATGAACCTCTATGTTTAGCTTTACGCATCCCATGAACCATCCCTCATCCTTAAAAACTTTTAGATGCCTGCCTTCGACATCCTCAAACTTATCTGTGTGTGTCATTACGTTCTTTATTTCTATACGTCCGTCTTCGTGAAACTTCTCTATCTTGACACCCATGTCCAGGTACCAGTCGCTATTTTCTGTCCAGTATAATGACTTTTCATCGTCATTTACCAGATCCTCCCAGGCCTTCATTGTTTTCTGTATATTAGATCGTACGTATATCCGTCATAGTCATCGTAGCTAAAGAAATAGGTATCTTTATCCTTTATTTCTCTCAATACAACGTCATAGTTATCCTTGTGCTCTATAGCAAACAGTATGTAAACGTGATTCCTTCTGTCACTATTAAGGTATTTAAAAATCAAAACCTTTGAATTTTTATTTACATCAAACTCATCCATATTGACGTCATAGAAGTCATATACCTTGCTGCATATATCTATGGCCTCGTCCTTGTCGTCTGCTATGCAGAGATACTCTGAATCACCCATGCATTTGAACCCTTTAGGTACATTGAATGGTTGTGCTATTGAATTAGTACTGAATATCAGCACCATAATTAAAATTACATTTTTCATACTATTAAATTTAAGATTGATAAAAATAATGCGATGCATGAGCCGAACATACAACACATTAGCGTTGGTATAACAATCGACCTGACGGCTATGCTCAGTATGTTGTCCATCGCCAGATGTAAAAGCCAGAGCGATAGGCCGAATGTTAGTATTGAAGTTATTGATATCATATTAGTTTTGATTTATCTCCTCGATGACTATTTGCACTTTACTCTCCTCTATGTCTATCAACACTGCCTCTGGGAAGAAGAAGTTGAAGTAGTTGAGTGCAGTCAGATCGTCCTCGCAGTGTATTTTTGTGTATGACTTCTCACCGTTAAGGGTGAATGTCAGTCCGAATGATTTATTGTGTGTCATAACCTGCATATGTATATAATGTTACACTTCCTACCGAACTTTCGTAGTGCGTCTCGGTAGCTTGACGCTTGTATTGTGTCGCCAGTGCATAGGTTCTCACCTATCATGTAGCATATGTGGAAGCTATTCATCTTCTTTGTTTTGGTTTAATAATTTCATCAGTTCATATATAGCACTGTGTGTCTGTGAGTCTGTCAACGCATCGCCAGTCAGCTTGCTTTTCAAGGCCTGAATCTCTGCATTTATATCCTTTTCTTTCATCTTAGGTATATGTTTATATGGTTAGTAATCATCACGTCATCGCCACCGATCCTGGACACCATCTCGTCCGTCCGATTGCCTATCAGGATGATGTGCCTCCTCGATATCTGTATGCGATAGAAGTGGTCGATGTCTATGCCCTTCTTAATGCACACGTATCTGAGGTATCTCATCATGACATTCATGGCGTAAGGGTCTTTGCTATCTCACTTATCTTGGACTCTAGGATGACTATCTGTCTGCCCTTCCTGTCGGCATTCCTACCCCACCTGTCTCTCAAATCTACTAAATCTTTTGGAGACTTGTAAATGTTGTCCCTGAGTATATCTATGTCGGTCTGTAGGTATTCTATCCTCTCCACTATCTCAAGTAGTTTCTCTATCTTCTTCTTCATATCTATTTATTTATTTCATCTTCGATTAATTCTCTCAACTCCTCGATGTTCACGTCGCCATCTCCGTCTACTTTATCTATAAAGGTAGGTCTCATATATGTCATGTGTCCGTAATGGTAGTCTGTCTCGTCAGTAAGTCCGTTGAATCGTACTGGGAACTGCTCTCGCCTTAGCTCCCTCTCTATCCCTACGTTGAAGTGTTCAGTACCTGATACGCATACGCATATGTTTGCATCGTCTATGTAGTCTATGTCTATGTTCATTTTGTGTTGGTTTGTGTTGGTTTGTGTTAAGAAATGTTGGTTTTTTTTTGGATTAACATCGCTGAAACCCTTGATATTACTATGTTTCTTTAGTGAAATGTTAGAATGTTAGTTTTTTTCCTTCTGTGAGAAAAAAATAAATAATATATATATATATAGTACTATTGTGGGGGATATATATTTTCCCCACAATTTGTAATATTTCTAACATTCCAACATTCTTCCGTTCAATTGATTGATTTACAGACAGTTAGCCAATGTTGGTCTGTTTTAAAACCAACATGGCGTAACATTTTATCGGCTAATCGATTGATTGTCAGTCAGGTATGTTAACATTACAGATGACCTCCATATTTCTCTGATTCAATATCGTACCTTGTCTCTGATGGTTGATCTTCATTTGTCCAATCTTCACCTATACCCATACCGAATCCATATTCGTATTCCGATACTGATATCTTGTTATATAGTCTGTCTACATATAGGTGTTCATTCTGCATCAGATAATCTGATACATCATCTAGTTCTATGTTGCTAGGTATCTCTATCTCTACCTCTGATATCTTGTGGTATACTCGTCTTTCGCTTATTGTTACTTTCATATCTATTTGTTTTTATGGTTTCTAACTAACTCGTCTATCTTCATGTTCAGGTAACTCGCCTTCTGTGTCATAGTTCCTGCACCCTGGCCTTTCGGTAGGCGTATGTCCTTGCCTGACTGGAAGTCGTGTATCGCCTCCTGTCCGTTGCGTATCCCTTGCTCGATTGCATTGCGTAGGTCTGAGACTACGTTTGTGATGTCTAGGTATAGCTTACCCTCCTCGAACCATCCACCAAGATGATTGTCTATTGAGTATAACTCTACACCCTTTTCTCCTACGAATGTCTTGACTGCTTGTTCTACCTCTGAGATCGTAAACATTCCTTCCAATGTGTTGTGTATCTTCTCGTGTCCATGTATAGCATAGGCGTATCCCTTGAACTCATGCTCTCCTGATACAAGGTTAAATGTTGCACCACCATCCTTAAGTAGTGCTCTGCTGAATTGTTTTAAGTTTTTCATTTCGTTTTATTGTATTGATTTATAAATTCTACTACTGCTTGGTATGTTTCTTTAATGTTAGTTGAGAGGAAGTTGTTAGACTCCCAATCCTCATCGTTAGGTATGTTACCAATATGAGTTGGTAGTTCACCGCTTAAGGTTTCAATCCTATCCACTACAGGCATCAACCAATCCCAAGACTTGTGGAACTCCATATTGGTGTCATAGTACCCACCGTTGTAAAAATATAGTCCATCTAAATACAATCCATCCTCAATAGATTGCATAAATTCTGCGATTAGTTTATTGTTCTCTTGTGTGTTCATGTCTAGTGTGTTATGTATAGTTCGTCATGCGTAGTGCC